TAATAGTAGAGTTACTAGATAAAGACTGACCAGTAATAGTATTACCACTAGTGATAGCACCAGTAGAAGTAATAGTAGAGTTACTAGATAATGATTGACCAGTAATAGTATTACCACTAGTGATAGCACCAGTAGAAGTAATAGTAGAGTTACTAGATAAAGACTGACCAGTAATAGTATTACCACTAGTGATAGCACCAGTAGCAGTAATAGTAGAGTTACTAGATAATGATTGACCAGTAATAGTATTACCCGAAGTAATAACACCACTAGTAGTAACACCACCATTGGAAATAACTACACCATTAGCATTGATAGTATTACTTGTAATAACGCCATTAGAAATAGTAACACCAGTAGTAGTAATAGTGCCATTAGCAGTGATATCACCACCAGTAACCACATTACCAGCGGTTACCGTACCATTAGCAGTAATAGTATTCGAACTAATAGTGTTACTAGTAACAACATTACTAGTTACATTACTTGAACCGTTACCAACATTACCAGAATATGTAGGTAGAAAAGCAGCAACATTACTATTAGCATAACCACCGTCGGTGTAAGCAATATTACCATAATAAAAACCACCTGGTCCAACAAATACATTACCAGTATTAACAACGGCAGTATTAATATCAGTGGTGTAAACGATATTAGTAGTAATAGTACCATTACCAGTGTTACTAATCGCTCTAATATGAGTAGCATCTAATGACCCATTAATAATAACATTAGAAGTATTAAGTAAACCATTACTATTAACACCAAGAATTAAGTTACTATCTACAGTTAACTGATTCTGAGCATTTAGACTAATAGGAATTCTATTCATATAGATAGTACTATTACTAACCCATAGGTCTAACCAAGGATTAGTACTATTACCCAAACTGTAAGTATTAGCAATAGAAGGTACTAAGTCACTATCTACAACACCACCAGTAGCTATTCGTAAATTACCAGCAACTAACCTATTAGTAGTAATAGTATTACCAATGGTAGCATTACCAGAAATACTAGCATTACCATTAGCAGTAACGGTTCCTTTTACAAATAACCCAGTAGGAGCAAATACAGCAACATTACCTATTCCACCAACACCAATAAGTACATTACTATTAGCAGTAGGAATGCTAACATTAGAAGTACCATTAGTAATATTACTTAAATTCTGGAAGGTAGACGATATTCTAATACTTTGACTAGCATTATTACCAACAATAGAAATATTATTACCAGCTTCAAGGGTCAATAAACTACCAAAGGTATTAGCTCTGATAATAGTGCCACCAGCATTAATCTCACCAAACGACTTATCAGTGTACTTGATAAACGATATCGGACTAGTACCAATAGTAATAACACCATCAGTGACCAACATCCACTGAGTATCTTTATAAACAGTACCATCAGAAACCGTTACAATAGTACCAGATAATAACTGACCAGTAACAGCAGCATCCTGTGCTCGTTGCCAAGTACCATTACTACCAGCACCTAGGTCGGTAACATAATAGATACCATTTTCAACTGGATTCGTCTGTCCTGATACTAGAACACGAGTATTAGTGGCTAACGCTACACCATCAACGAGGTTTGGGGCGCCCCCAAATAGTATTACATTAGTCGTAGTAACAACTAATACAGCTTGCTTATAATCTATATCATAGAGCTGATAGGCTTTTGGTTTTGTTAATGCCATGGTTCTTTTTCCTTCTGTAAAATGGTGTCTTGTTTTTTGGTCACTGAGGTTTTCCTCAGTATTAAACGATAATAATATTTATCAATAATCTAAGACTATTAGTATGCGAACTAATTATTAGTTGTATTTATCTACCGAGTAGATAAATTATCAGAGGTAGTTTGAGACGAGAATACTGTATTCTACAAGATTACTAGTAGCAGGAGTAACAGAAAGAACTAAATTACCATTAGATAGGGTTACATCAAAGGTACCAATAGTATTACCAATAGCAACTACACCGTATTCTGAGTAGTTCATAATACCATTAATAGTGGCAGCAATAATTTTCAATACCTGACAGTTATTACCAGATAAATCAGTTGCCGTTACATTAAAGTTGAAACTGTTGAAGTTGCCAATAGAAACACTAACGATATTAGCACTACTGGTACTACTAGTATTAGCAGAATAGGTATAAGCAAAAGTACCACCCAACGACATTGAGTTAGCACTAATATTATTAGCTAATATATCCCCACCATAAACAGGAAGGTACCCACTAACATTACTATTACCATATCCACCAATGGCATTAGAAATATTAAGATTACTTAAGAAACTACCATCACCAATAAAGAAATTGGCAGTAACATTGCCCTCAGAAATAACAGCATTGGCAATATTGGCAACATTAGCAACATTCAAATCACCAATATTAGTATTACCACTGTTACTAGTACTTACAATCTCATTACCATCATAAAAAAGAACATTATTAGGACCAGCAGATAGTGGTACACTATTTAAATAAATGGTATTACCACTTACCCATAATTCCTTCCACTGATTAGTACTATTACCTAAACTGTAAACTACATTTTGACTAGGAATAATATTACCAGAAATATTACTTAATCCAATATTAACATTAGTTAAATAACCACCGTCGCCAACAAAATAACCAGCGTTAACATTACCGTTAACCCAAGCTTCCCGCCACCGTCTATTAGTATTACCTAGATAATAAGCAACATCAAGGTTAGGAATAACATTAGTATAAGTGATGTTACCTAAGTTTAGATTAGTTAACTTACTACCATCACCAATAAAATATCTACCCGTTGTAATATTAGCACTAGTAGAAACACTGTTAGATTCAATATAACCACTTAGGGTTAGATTTCGACCACTAATATTACCAGTACCCGCTACTATTAAATTACCAGTACCCGTAGGAACCATTGTGATATTACTACTAGTGAAAATAGTACTAATAGTAGTATTGTTAAATTGTAAATTACTGCCAACTACACCATTGGCTAAACTGTCTACATATTGTTTAGTAGCAGCATCAGAATTGGCAGTAGGATAAGCAAGATTGGTAATAATATTATTACCAACATCAATGTCACCAACATCAGGAATAGTAATACCACCAATAATAATAGTATTGGCCGTTAAAACACCGTCAATATCAAGAGTAGACCTAGGAATATCTGTGTTTATACCTACACGATTCTGGACAATATCCAAAAACAATAATGTAGAGTTAAAAGATAAGTTAGCTGACCTTTCTAAATTATCACTGAGGATATTACCTAAAATACGATTTAACGCCATTCTAATTCCTAATTAATATTTAAGCGTAACTGTGAATCACATTGAACGACATACCTTCTGGTGGCGCTTCCGTGAAAGTAATAACATTGGTACCATCTACATAGTAATCGCCTGGGTCCTGATAAATGGAACCCAAGAATACCAAAATGTTATTAGCGGCTGAAACAGGTTCAGACATATAAAATTTAGTAGTATATCCATCACCAACAAAGTTATCAACAATATATGTAATACTAGTAGCAGTTCCTAATACCTGATAGTTTATTCCATTATAATACTCTATACCACCCGAAGATGTATTATATCTGATTAAACCAGTTAATGGATTCACAGGTCTATTACTAGTAGTCCCAACAGGTAATACTACACCAGTGCTACCAGATTGTAATTGTCGACTTTTTACAAAGTATCCCATTAGAAACTCGTATACGATAACACAGTATTAACTACCGAATTAACAGTAGCATTAGCGTAAATACTATCTCCTACACTTAATACTAACTTTTCATTACCAACATAAATTTGATATGTGTCTTTTGGAGGAATAGATAATGACGAATATACCATGCAGTCCTGATCCACAGGATGTCCAGCTGGTACAACATACATATTAATATCTACAGTGCCAACACTTTTATTACAGAAACTCAAAAAAGTTACTGCGCTATCACTCGTTGCCGTAAATAATTCTACAGGAGCAGCGGTTAATACTTCAACTGAAACTGTCATTTTGTTTTCCTTAAAAAATAATACTATACAATAACGCTCTGTTCGCTGATATTAGTTCGCCAGATGTCGAACCACTCACATACAAACCAGTACCACCAGAAGATGCTATATTACTATATAAAGCTACATTGTTTGGTACACTACTAGGAACAGAACTTTGTTCTACAAAATACTGATAACCATCTAATAATAAACTATTATTAGAACCATCATATAATAAATTAGCATCTCCACCAAATTCACCGTCATTATTAAATTGAAGGGATAAATTAGGTCCACCTGGTGTTCCATCAGCCCCACCACCAATAGGCGAATAAGGACTAACAGGAGTACCATCAGCCTCAACAACAGGACTTACTTCCCATCTATTAGCGGTAGAATTGAATCTTAAACCAGCCCAAGAATCCAATGCAGTCTGAGCTATTACTCCTACATTAGTGTAAGTTCCATTATTTAGATAGGCAACTGTCATAAAATCACCAGAAGCACCTAGATATCCAAATATCTGTGTGTTAGCATTGATAGTTACATTTCCAGTACCATCCTTACTAGTGATAATATAGTCGCTATTAGTGTTTTTTACTACTGCCATTATAAATTCTCGTTATGTAGTATTTATCATATTCAGAAATTTACTCATTTCAATACTAGAGTAGTTATTGAGTTTATCCAACTTGGTATCACTTAAAGAAGTATCTCCTATTACTCTAATAATACTATTACTAGGGTTTTTTTGTAATATTTCATATAATTGATTTTCCCAATTACCAGGATAAGTAGGCATAGAATCTACTGGTTTGTAAAACTCAGAACCAGCATAGATATTATTAAATTTTTCTTCCAAAGTGGGTGCCATATCAAAACCAACCAGATATATAACCATGTGACCATCTGATATAGCAATGGCAACAGCATTAGGTCCTGAACTATATCTATAATGAGGAACAACCTCTCCACCCAAACCTGGTTTAGGTTTTCGTGTATAAAATCTATTATTCCGTGAGTATCCAGTTTGTTGAATATGGTCAGCTATAGGTTGATCAGTAGCAACCAATACATCTGGGGTATATTCACGATATAGTGCGTTACACCCATATATTTTTCCTTTAGTATGTAAATTACTTAGTGAAATACCTTTTCTACTAATACCATTACCTATTACAAATCCAAATGACATAAAAAAATCCTCATTGAGTTAGTTATCCCAATGAGGATCAATACCTTACTATTCCCTAATTTAATATTAGGTGTACTTATCAACCTGACCGAGGAATACCTGATTCTGTTGCGTTGCTGTATTAGCAGCACCACTTGTACCAGATTTAACTTCATACCCACTATCACTAAAGAAGTTAGCATCATAACGAATGTTCTGTTGAACCTGTTCCTGATCCCATACATCACCAGTATTAGCGTTACCACCTGTCTCACCACCAGTAAAGTCAAATAAGAATCTATTTGTCAATTTACTGATATACTGCATAGTACTAGTACTATCCAAGAAACCAATACTCATATTACCAGGAGTTGGTGTAGGTGTATCATCAAGAACACAAGTTCCAACAATATAAGCAGTACCTGTACCTGTACCCACTGCTGTACAAGTGAATACATCATACTGAGCATAGTTGATACTAGCACCACTAACACTCCAATTAGTATTACCAGGCGTATCAATCATGTAAGAACCGCCAACAATCATAGCACTAGGAGCAATAGGAGTAAGGTCAGCAACCATGTACTTTCTAGAACCTTTCTGACGAATAATAGCACCAGCAACTGGACCAGTGTTAGTCCCATTAGCCAATACGATATTTACAGTGACCGCTACAACTGGATACATAGCAGAAGTATTTGCATTTGGAATACCACCAACAACACCTAACCAAGGTGGAGTAACGCCTGAACCAATCG